TTCTTTTAAAAATAACAAATGGACATTCACATTTGAAAGAGGAACACAATGTCAAATAACTGACATGAACATACACATCATGAACAAGATAGGATTAAACAAAATTATTGATCAATATGAGTAGAGGATTTATATTATTTGTACAAAAGAATGATAACTGCGATTATCTTAAACAAGCAGTTGCCTGTAGTGCCAGTATAAAAAAATTTATGCCCAAAGAACAAGTGTGTTTGATTACAGATATTGCTGTGCCAGATCAATATAAAAAGTATTTTGATCATATCAAAGATATACCAGGCAATGATTTAGCAATTAACAGCGATGTAAAATTTACAACATAAGTCCTTTTGAAAAATCCATAGTGCTAGATGTTGATATGTTGTTGTTGGAAAATATAGAGCATTGGTGGAAACAATTGGACAATTACGAATTGTACTACACAGACAAAGTTAAAACTTATAGAAATGAATGGGTAACCAATAATTATTATAGAAAAGTATTTGTTGAAAATGATTTACCTAATGTGTATTGTGGGTTTCATTATTTTAAAAAATGTGAAAACAATGAACAGTTTTTTAATCTTGTGATTGACATTGTGGAAAACTACGAGCAGTACAGCAAACGATACACACAAAATAAAACACAATCTTGGTGCAGTATGGATGTTGCCACCGCAATAGCAATTAAATTGTTGGGTATACAGCACAAAGTATTCAGTAAGCATAGCAATTTAACGTTCACTCATATGAAACCTAGAATACAAAATTATAAAAGCGAAATATCTTTGTGGACTGAACAGTTAAATTATGATTTCAATACTCAAAATGAATTATTTGTGGCCAATATCAGACAGCACGGATTATTTCATTATGTAGAACCCAACTTTTTAAATAACAAAATAATGGAGCAGTTACAATGACTATAAGACCTCCATTAAAATTTGATGTAATACGTCCTAAAGTACAGTATTATTTTCATTTCGATCCTGAATCAGGTGATGTGTACGGATGCAGTATTCAACAAAAAGGACACAGTGTTGAAATTCCAAAAGAGTTAGCGAAGCAAGTCCAAAATGGAATAAGAAGATTAACAGAATACAAAGTAATTTTTAAAAATACTCAATATGTTGTTGAATCCAAATTTACAGTTACTCAGAAACCGCAGAACGATTTAGAGCAAAACATCAGTGTTAACAAATTAATCTATGAAATAGTTAAAAACGACAAAGAACCCTGCATACGATTTAGATTAGATATAGAGAATAAAAAATGGGATATCACCATTGATAATGAATTAAAAACAGTGATTAAAAATACTGTGAAACAAGAAAATAATACTCTTAAGTTTTTTGCCACAACACAAAACAACACCAGTGTGCCAGAATACACATTTGACGTAGATTTAAATCAATTGTGTGATCAGGGCAGTGTTGAAATAGAGCATAAAGCAGATTCAAAACCAAGATTATTTTGTAGAAAAATATACAATTATTCATATGAGGTTGTTCAATGATTTTAAAAGTATCTGATATGGATTTTGTATTTTTGAGTGTGGATGAACCCAACGCAGAAAAAAACTTTGCTGATTTGAAAAGGAAAATACCATGGGCAAAACGAGTGCATGGTGTATTGGGATTTGACACTGCTCATAAACGTGCGGCAGAAATATCAGACACAGAAAGATTTATCACAGTGGATGCGGACACGCAAGTACATGAAGACTTTTTACAAGTGGCAGTAAATCTTAATGCTTTAGGAGTAGATAACACATATCAATTCAGTTGGTGTGGGCACATTGGACTCAATGGCTTAAAATATGGCAACGGCAGTTTAAAATGTTGGTCTAAAGACTTTGTAAAAAATATGCAGACGCATGAAAACCACGATGGGAAAGAAGACAGCACAAATAAAAATGTGATAGAATTTTGTCATTTTCCAAATTATTATCAATTCAATGACAATTATTCAGTCAGTCATATTGATGGATCAGCATATCAAGCCTGGAGAGCAGGCTTCAGAGAAGGTGTAAAAATGAGTTTGGACAAGAATGTGAGACAAGCACCAAAGGATTTATGGTGGCAAAACTATCAAAGATTGCTGGTATGGATGTCAGTGGGCATGGATAATCAATACGGAATTCATGCTATCCACGGAGCAAGAACAGGATGTTATTTGACCATGTGTACCGATTGGGATTTCACACAGGCAAACAACTATAGATATTTTCAAAAATATTGGAAATATGAACTGCATGACGATATAAAGGTTGATTTTTATGAAGACACAATAGCACTTGGAAAGAAAATTACACAGCAGTTTGATATTGATTTGCCAATTGAACCTTTGACTGCTGAACAAAGTAAGTTTTTTAAATCTGTTTATCACAACACACCAAGAATAATAAGGAAAACAATTTAATGTATGATATAGTTTTTATAAGTTATAATGAAGCATTAGCAGATTACAATTTTAAAACTTTGTGTGATCGTTTTCCTATTGCTCAACGTGTTCAAGGAGTTAAAGGTATCCATCAAGCACACATCGAAGCGGCAAAAGTAGCAGTAACAAAAATGTTTTGGGTGGTTGATGCTGATGCTAGGATAGTTGATGACTTTAAATTCAATTATGATGTGGATCAATATAATTTAGAAACTGTTCATGTTTGGCAAAGTCGTAATCCTATAAATGATTTGCAGTATGGATACGGTGGAGTTAAATTGTTGCCAAGACAATTGACATTAGATATGGACACAAACACAACTGATATGACCACAAGCATATCTAAAAATTTTAAAGCAATAACGCAAGTATCAAACATCACAGCATTTAATTCAGATCCTTTTAGTGCTTGGAAAAGTGCTTTTAGAGAATGTGTAAAATTAAGTTCCAAAGTGATAGATAGACAAGTAGATGGTGAAACAGAACAAAGATTAGATGTGTGGTGTTCAAAAGGTGCTGATAGACCTTATGGTGATTTTGCCATTGAAGGCGCACAACAAGGTAGAAAGTTTGGAACTGAAAACAAAGACAAATTAAATTATATCAATGATTTTGATTGGTTGAAAAAACATTTTGAGGAGACCTGCAGTGTCAGTACATACTACTAGAATACCTTTTGATAACATTGTACAGTTTGGACAAAAAACTATGCTGAATGAAAAAGTATTCAATGTGAGTTGGATACTGAGTAGATTTTGTAATTACGATTGTTCATACTGTTGGCCCTATGCTCACTCCAAAAAGGTGGATCACAGACCATTAGAAGTTTACAAAAAAACTATGGATGAAATAAAAACTCAAGCCAGAAGTAATGGCTTTCATAGTTTTCATTTCAGTTTCTCGGGTGGTGAACCCACAGCATACAAAAGATTTTTACCTTTGATTGGACATTATGCCTCAGATGTTAAAAGTAGATATCAAAGTATTCATATGACCACAAATTGTTCACCAGGAACAAAATGGTGGAAAACTTGGATCAAAGCCACAGAATCTTTGGTGCGTAGAAGCATCACTGCCAGTTATCATCATGAATTTGCTGATGAACAAACTTTTGGTGACAAACTTTTAATGTTGCAAGACGCAGGCGTTTATGTTACAATAAACCAAGTAATGGTTCCCGAATTGTTTAATGAACTGTATGATAGATGTAAAAGATTTAATGATAGGGGAATAAATGTCACACTAAAGCCACAAAGCAATGAAACTGCCAGTGAAATTGTATCAGGTTACAGTGACGAACAAATTGAACAGATGAAAACAGGATTTGCACTAAAAACAAATGATGGTACCACAGTCGGTCAAATAACTCTTATGGATCACAAAGACAATTTGTATGAAATGGATCAAGCAGAGAGATTCAATGCTTTTGGCTTTAATAGATTTAAAGGCTGGAATTGTAATGCAGGTTATCAAAGTTGTATTGTGCGTGAACCTGGCGGCGAAATAAAAAGAGCATACAGTTGTCATGATGAACCATTAGGCACAATAGACGGAGGTTTTCAATT